GCCTCCGGGGATAAATTCTTGTCCAGGGTATGGACCACCGGGGCCTAAATCACCGCCGGGTACATACTGTTCTAGGCTAGGATATGGACCGCCGGGGCCTAAATTGCCTCCGGGGATAAATTCTTGTCCAGGGTATGGACCACCGGGGCCTAAATCACCCCCCGATATATACGGGTCTAAACTAGGATATGGACCACCGGGACCTAAATTACCGCCGGGTACATACTGTTCTAAACTGACTGGTTTTTCCCAATACCCAGTTTCTATTAAATTACCAAGCCCCGCAGTCTGCGTACCCGGTCCGTTGATGCTATTCAGTAGCTCAGGGTTCATCTGCGCAGCTTCCATAATCCCGGATGCTTCGGGGGCCAAAGCTGCAACTTGGGGTGTAGTTAGGGCCGCACTTTCTCCAGCGGCTGCAAGAGGTTCAGCGGCTGCTAGGGCTTCAGGACTGACTGGGATTCCGTTGGCTGCTAGATACATAGCAGCGGCAGTCATGGCAATATCTTCGGGTTTTTGCTGAAGCAGGCCTACACCCTTGCGACCGGACGTGCCCAGCACATCAGATATGGGGTCAAAAAACTTTGAAAAATCGTCGAAACCGAAGGCCATAACTTACCTCTTTCTTACGTCTTGACTTTCAGCACATTGCCTGCGCTTGTGTCGTAATAGATGTCCCCGACCCGCAAATTGGATAAGTCCGCTTGCGTCGGCAGGCTTGGAACCGTTGATGTGCCTGTAGGTGGAGCGCTCAAAGCTGCAACAATGTTTGTCCCATTCCGCTGAGTGCTAATAGCTATAGGGCCTTGGTTATCCAACTGGTTGAAGTATAGCGAAATAACTCGAAAAATGCCGTCGAAAGCTGTTGCGTCATACATAACCGGCACTGCTGGAATTCGGGGAGCAACTACGTTTTTTTGGCTCATGTTTATCTCCTGCCGTCAGGACGGATGTCAATACGGGGCGCACCGAGTTGCCACTGTGTACCAAGCGTGTTGGAGGTGAGTTTCATCTGCATTTGGCGACCACGGATACGGATGTAAATCTGCCCGGTGTACTCGTCTACATTGATGACCGACGGGGCCGAACCTGAGTAGTTAACACCCGCATTGCCAGTCTGCGTAATGCCCGAGCCGGAGTTGTTAAGCCCTTGTAGATACATAGTCACTGAAGGCGTAGTACCCGCTGTAGACCCACGGAACGTCAAGTCAGGCAGCATACGGTACACAAACGCAAAGTTGTGCCCATCTCCAATGTCGTACTGGGCGGAAGTGATAGACGACTCAATAGCCGTGGGGGTCCCGGTTGTGTTGTCATCCACACCATTTTCGTGGTAAACAAGATTGTTCACGTAGGTAGCTGCGATTGGGTAGCTTCGCAGCGCCGTACCCAGCCAAGCTGTACGCGCCATTGAGCCGTAGTACCACAGGTCTTCAGCGTAGTTGTAGATGACGTACTTGTCGATGGTTGTGCTGTTTTGTGAGCAGTAGAACCACCAGACCTCATTGAAGCCCTCATTCGTGCCAGAGAACACTTGCTCAAATTGGGTACGGTTGATGTCGCTGTAGATGTATTGGCGAAGGTCACAACGCAAGGTTTGGACCCGTCCGTCGTACTTATAGAACTTGTCCTGCCCCATCCAGTACGAAATTCCGCTGGCGTAGGACGCGGCGTTCATGCTGGCAATCGAGATGTTATCCGACAGAAGCTGGTTGCCCCAGACATATGGCGGTCCAAGGTACTGCAACGAGTACAGCGCAGCGTCTGTCCACACCAAAACCTCTTGGCGACTTTGGAGCACCGCCACAATTTCAGAGCCGTGCGAAAGCTGTATTTCACCTGCTTGGTTGGTAACGGCAGGGGCCCACTCAACTACGCTCTCTTGGTTTGACCATCGGACAGTCATGGGGTCATAAGTCGTGCTGCCGTACGGGTTAGCACCAAAACAAAATGTGAACCGGCTTGAATCCGAAACCAAAATTGTGCTTTGCTGTATGGGGACGCTAGAAGCTCCAGCTAAGTCGGAGACAGCAATACCCCGCGCAGACAGTGTGTGCGTACCGGAGCCTGCGGTACTTGTATTGATAAACGTACCCGCCACATAGTTAGCGTAGGAATTAGACAGCTTGAATGTGGTGCTTGTTACGTAGGTGACGTAGTACACCGTGTAGGGCGCAAGCGGGGACGGCAACGCCGCCGTCGTTTGGAACATGATGGCTGTTCCGCTGATGATTGGCGTAGTGGTATTGTTTGCAAGCGTTACCACTGCTGGGGACGCGTTTGTGATGGTGACTTGTGTCGGCACAGCCAAGTTGACAGCCGGGGTTGCGTTCCAGTAGTACAGCTTGCCCAGCTTGGGGCCAAACACTAAGTCCTGCCCAAAGTTCCACTGCGACCAGATTGCCAAAGTTGCGTTGTTGGCGTAACCCAAACCGCCCCAGTTACTGGAACTCCAAGCGCCGGAGCCCCATCCCGCAAACGCTACATTTACTGCCGAACCAATACGCAGTATGTAAGATGCATACACCGCAGAGCCACCACCAGTTGCTGTGCCAGAAGCCGCAGTGGCAGATGTTATGGTGTAGGTTGTGCTCGTCGGCACAGTTTTGACTTCGTACTCTCCACTAATGGTTATCCCACTAACAGCAGTAGCGCCATTAAAAATTACGAAGTCCCCGACTTGAGGGTTATAGCTAGAGTCCGTGATGGTTACGGTTGTTGTGCCGTCGGTTGAAATTGGATTCGCGCCAAGCGTGCTGGTAGTAAAAATTGGGGTTATGTCGTAGTACGCCCCGGTGGATTCAATGAAGAACTTGTTGCTTGTGCCAACGCCCAGCAAATTGGCCCCAGTCGAAGTCGTCCAGTTCCATAATGAGCGGCATACACCTGTGTAAGTGTTAGAAGAAAGGCGCTGCCACCCACCAATTTTCTCAGGCGTACCTTGGCGGAAACGAATCTTGTCGGACTCGTACCAACCACCCTCGTTGGTGTAACGGGTGTTCTCCCTGTTTACGCCGGGCTTAAGGCTGACTTTTTGTAGTGGCATATCAAGCTAACATTGATTCCGCAGTATCTTGTACATGGTCTACACGAGCCAACCATCCCTTGAGAAACTTTTGCTGTGACGGGTTGCTCGTGGCAAGGCCATTGTAGAAGCGTTGCTTCTGGTCGGCAAAGTGGTTTAACAAAATAGTGGGGTGAGTCTTGGAGACCAAACCCAGCGTGCCAGAGCCAATCACTCCATCATCCACCGCGCCGACGGAGCGTTGCAGAAACTTGGCTGCGCGTCCAACTCCAGCATTCACTGCAAAATCAAACACTGCGTAGTCCACGCCGGAGGGTAGGGCATCACCTTTAACCTTGTCCCAGTACATCTGCTTGTAGAATGGCTTGACTGTGTCTTTTGTCAGGGCCTTCATTTCGCCCGACACAACCGGCTTACCAGTGTAAGCAGCCCAAGCCCCTGCGGTAACGCCAAGGTTCGTTTCCCCTCCAGCATCATCCTTGTCCCAGACGTAGCCGCCTTCGGACTTCATTATCTGCGCAAACGCAGCGTCAAAGTTTTCTTTCATTTGATGGGTTCCGATTTGGCAATGATGTCGGTCTTTTCTTTGCTACCCGCAGATGAACCAAAGTAAAAATTGACTACCTGTTCAGCTTTTGCCGATAGATAACCAATCAACGTGCCAGCCAGTACAGAGTCCACAACAGCAAACCCACCCAGCGTTGCTATCACCACGCCAATGAACGCGCTCACGATGATGATTGCCAAAGACGGCACAAGCATGGACTTGGTTGCAATCTGCATGTCACGCGCAGATTTGCGGTCTTCCACGGTCAGCTTGGCAAAATCCAAACCCATTGACTGGGCTTGCTTCTTTAGTTCCAACTCTGCAAGCTGGATGGATGCCACCTGTTCGGCGGTCAGCTTGTTGCTGCTAATGACGTTTTGCACTTCTTCAGGCGCGATGTTCAAAGCCTTGGAGACAGCGGATACCGCCATTCCTGCCAGTGGGCCACCAAGCG